ATGGACAAGGAAATAACTCACAAAGTAACTATGCCTACAATTGGCAGAAAATACCATATAAAATGGGCAAAGTCTTTTTCGATGGTATGGCGACTAAAGGCTATAGATGGAAACATCTGCCACTTAGTAACCAAGAGAGGTAAAGCGGTTACATGTCGAATTGATGAGCTACTAGAAACCAATAGAAACATTAACAACCAATAGCCATGGAAAATCAAATAAAAGTAGGACAGACATTCGAGGTAGTGGAGGTTCTAACAGATGGAGGGTATTTTGACTCATTTAAAATTGGTGGATTCACTATAGGTGAAACTTTTGGATTTGGTATATCATGCTTATGTAATACTGAAAACTTCACAAAAACATATAGATACATGAGTACAATAGACGAAGAAATAAAACCAATCGGAAAACTAACAATCACTAAAGTAAAGTAGGCCATGAAAAGAGAAAAGGAAAAAGCCAATAAGCAAGCAAAGGAACTTGTAAAACGCTTTTGGATGGCTAACCAAACAGGTCAAGACTCATATCCGATCGCAATTGCCAACGCTAAAATTGCAGTTGATGAAATAATTAACGCCCTAGCCCCTGTTGCTGAGTTCCGCGCTCAATATTGGACTTTGGTAAGGGAAGAACTTAAGAACCTATAGCTATGAAAAGATCAACATTGCAAAAAATGCCTTTAGGCGAATATCTTCTTTGTAAAATATTTTGGATTAACAAAGAAGTTGATACCCCAATATTTTTAAGAAAACAACTTACACAAGATGGCAAAGCTATTTACACCTTAAGGGCTGTCGGTTCATTGGGTAGACATGATGATCTTACTTTGTTCGATTCTGAAGAAAAAGACGAAGATCACTACTACAATGGAATAGTTTACAAAACACTTTCAGCGATGTGTACCAATTCTGCATACCTACATCTTCATGTAAATAATTGGAATGACTGTTATGAACTTGAACTAATTGGAAGATATACAGAAGATTGGAAAAATGTGTATGAACGCTTTAAAATAGCTCACAAATCAAACCATAAAACTAAAGTAAAGAAAGCCCCTATTTATTAACCCTTATAAATCTTAAAACAAATGAAAATAGCACAATTAGCTGCCTTATTAGGTATGGCAGTAATGTCAACTGACTTTCATACAGAAAGCACCCGATCAGTGACTAAATCAAAGTCTGATTTAGCAAAAGACAGATCAAAGCCTAAAGGTAATTTATATCAGTTCCCTGACGGGTTCCAATGTTACGCACTTAATTCAAAGAATGCGGACAGAAAACATAATAATTGGATAAAATCAAGAAAGGAGGTATACGGTGAATAACGAAAAGAAAGCGCCAGTAAGGCAAATAAATTTCAGGGGACTTCGTGTGGACGGCAAAGGATGGGCTTATGGTGATCTACTTCAAAACTACATTCACCATAAATCGGGTGCTACAATTCAGCAAGGCGGATGTATTGTTTACGAAGTCATCTCTGAAACAGTAGGTCAGTTCACCGGACTACTCGACAAGAATGGTAAAGAGATATATGAGGGGGATATAATGATTAACCCAAATCATAGATGTGGTAAGAAAAGGTTTTCAGTTGAATGGACTGTTGGTGGATACGATGCACGATATTTTGAACAAGGAAACTACACATTATGTTTATATCCTGTTTTGGGAGAATTTGAAGGGTGCGAAGTCATCGGCAATATACATGAAGAAAGCGAGGTATCAAATGGATAAGCTGACATTAGAACATCTAGCGCCATATCTTCCTTATGGGTTGAAGGCCGAAATGTTGGACTACGAATGTGATTATGTAGGTAAGAAATACGATGAAATTGTAGGCTTTCATCAATGGGATAAAAACTGTTTGTATTGGTCGGCGCTAACAGTTGGAGGGAGCAAACCAAATATTGAACGCATTAAACCAATCCTTCGCCCTTTATCCGACCTTACTAAAGAGATTGAGCATAATGGGGAAAGGTTTGTGCCTAAAGACGTGTTGATAGATAGGTATGATTTGAAGTTCGATGAAGATGATGATTTTTTTCTCGACTATTATTGTATTGGTGAGACTGATTCACCTTGGACAGGATACCACATTATCCAGCTACTCATCCAATGGCACTTCGACGTATTCGGCTTAATAGAAAAAGGCTTGGCTATCGACATCAATTCTATCGAAGGAAAGGAGACCAACTCATGAGTATAGCAAAAAAAATCCTTTTAGAGGAACTAACGGAAAACACCCACCCAGAAAAGGTAGAAGATGTAATATTCTGGGCATTGGAATACTACTGCGAAAATAGGAAGCAAGGAACCATGGGTGAAATGGTGGCCTATGCTATTAAGCAAAGAATATTGGACGCTGAAAACGAAGGAAAGGAGACCAAAGGAAATGGATAACACAATCGAAAACAAAGCAAAGTTTTTTGGATTATACACAGGTCAAAAAGTATTGATACGAAATATTGACGATCCTCAATATAACGATCTAATTGTATTAAGTGAGTTTAACTATAGTGGGTGGAGTAACCCTGTACTATATCTATCACCCCTATCATCAATAACTGATGAAGATGCTATCGAAGTAGCTAAAATAGCCTGCCCAATGTTGTTTCATACTTATTCAAAAGGCCATATAGTAGACCGCTCAGAAAAGGACTGGCTTACTGTAAAACACGACCGAAACATCAAATCAGTTGATATTGATTTTGACGGATATGTATGTGTATGCAATGAAGACCTCAATTACGAACGAAATCCATATGTTTTTCAGGCCATTCGTAAACTTCAAGAATTAGGCTATTACGTTGGCTATGGCACTGAGATCGAATACGGATGGGTAAAGATTAAAGAAAGCGAGGTAGGAAATGGATAAGCTTTTTAGACAGGTAAAGACATCAGAAAGAATTCCTACCGATTACAAAAGGTATGAAACAAGTATTGGAAACGTTCATTTCCTAGACTTCTCACGGCTTAAAATCGAATGGTGGCTAGAAGAATTAGAACCACCTAAAATTGATAATGCTTTAGAACAACGTCAAGAAGTATACAAAAAAGCGGGCGAAAAATGGGGACAATATTCTCAAATGGAAATGGCTATTGAAGAAGCTTTGGAATTTGCTCTTGCGGTCCGTAAACAGATTAGAAAGTCAGATAATAATACGTTTTCTCATATGGTTGAGGAATTCGCTGATCTTGAAATTATGATGGAACAAGTTGAGCAAATGCATTCAGATTCAGGTTTCAGAGATATGGTCAACGCTCAGAAAGTATTCAAGATTGATAGGCTATTAAAAAGACTGAAAGGAGAAAAGAGATGAACAAGGGAACATTAAAATCCGGTGCGCCATGCCTATACTACCGAACCGAGGTGGTAATTACCTTTAGGACATTTACAACAGCATTGGCAGATTATTTCTATACCCAAGGAGACATAGCAAAATTGGATAAGTTAACCAAGAAACGAGCCGAAGAAATTTTAAAAACGCAAATACGGCTGTTTGGTAAACAAGGCGAGCATCAATCCGGATTCTTTGAATCGACTGACGAAGTTGGCGAAGAATATAACTCAACTTATGATAGTGTACGAGAATGGATAATGAATAAATATCCCCATTTGATAGAACAAACAGCATGACACCCCATGAAATAGGCGAACTAATCGAATTAATAATAGGCGATATACTCACATTGGAAGAAGCAGCGGCGATAGAGTGTATCGATCCTCGCGAACTATCCCGTGTAATAGATGAGGTGATGACTTTTCGGTCTAGCCATTCTCGTAATAATTCGGTGGTTTGCCTTCCCTCAAAAATTAACCAAAAATGATAAACGCATTTATACTACAACATAAACCATTCACCCCACAAATAGTAAAGAATCCAGAAGCGATTCGTTACGTTGTAATAGACCTTTTTTGCGGTGCCGGCGGAACTACAACAGGATTTGCCAAAGCAAAAGACAATGCAGGCAATCCAATAGCTATTATTGCTGCATGTGTTAACCACGATCACAAAGCTATCCGTAGCCATTGGGAAAATCATCCGGAAGTTTACCATTTTGAGGAAGACATCCGAACGCTTGAACTTTCTCCATTAACTGTGATAGTCGATAAATACCGGGAATTGTACCCATGGGCAAAGATTGTTCTTTGGGCATCTTTAGAATGTACCAATTTCAGCAAAGCAAAGGGTGGTCAATCACGTGATGCTGATAGCCGAACGCTTGCCGATCACTTAGACAGATACATAACTGCACTTAATCCGGACTATGTTCAAATTGAAAACGTAGTAGAGTTTATGTCCTGGGGGCCATTAAATGAATTTGGCAAACCTGTTAGCATGAAGTCTGGTCAAGACTGGCTCAGATGGCGAAATCACATTAATTCCTTTGGATATCGTGACGAATGGAAGGAATTGAACTCTGCCGACTTTGGCGCCTACACATCAAGAAATCGACTATTTGGATGGTTTGCTAAACAAGATCTTCCTATTGTATGGCCTGAGCCAACGCATTCAAAAACTGGATCAGGGAAACAGGATCTTTTCGGGAATGGCCTGTTAAAATGGAAACCTGTAAAAGACCTATTGGATTTTAAAGATGAAGGCGAAAGCATTTTTGGACGTAAAAAGCCTTTGGTTGAAAATTCATTAAAACGCATTTATGCTGGATTGATAAAGGAGGTGGCAGGCGGTAAAGAATCGTTTATTGTTAAGTACAATTCGATGAATAAGCAAGGCAAGGTTGCAGCTCAATCCATTGATGATCCAAGCCCTGTTATTTCTTGTCAAGGTAGACTTGCACTTGCCCAAACGTCATATTTGGTAAAAAACTATTCAGGAAGCCCAAATGATAAAATATCATCAATTGATTCTCCTGCACCAACAATCACTACCATCCCTCATGAATCGCTAGTAAACGTTGAACCATTCGTTTTGACTTCTTCTTATGGTGGAGTCTCAAAATCAATTGAGGAACCATGTCCAACGGTATTAGCTAGCCGAAAACACCACTATGTAGTAAACCCTGTTTTCTTAACCAAGTATTACGGAAATGACAAAGGAAGCGAGTCAATCAATAATCCACTTGGAACTATCACGACTAATGATCGTTTTTCCCTTGTATGCGCAAATTGGCTAGATAAACAATACTCAGGAGAGCATAATCATCAATCAATCGATCAACCTGCAGGAACGATTCTAACGTCAGATAAACACGCTTTAATGACTGCAAAAGGATTTATCTATAATCCTTCCCATGGTGGACACTCCATGCACATCGATCAACCATGCCCCACGATTATTGCACGCCAGGACAAAGCACCTTTGTACTTCATTCAATACTCGATAAATCACAATGTGAGAATTGAGATATACGATGGCGATTCGGAAACTATGGTTAAAATTAAGGAGTTCATGGCCCTATACGGAATATCCGATATTAAAATGCGGATGCTTAAAGTTGATGAATTAAAATTGATTCAGGGATTCCCCATTGACTACAGACTATATGGCAACCAGTCGGATCAGAAGAAATTCATTGGCAACAGTGTGGTTCCTCATGTGGTTTGCGCATGGGCGGAAGCACAAGGAAAAGAACTTTTAAAATTAGCAGCGTAAGTATTACCCCCCACCCTAGTATAGTCTAGGGTGGTAAAGAAGAAAGAAAATGAAGACAGCAGAAGAAATTTTAAAGAAAAATACAGGGCATGCCTATGGACTAATAATGGATACCATGGTTATTCAATCTATGAAAGAGTTTGCCCTCGAAGTAGCCAAAGAAGCATTGAGGAACGCCGCAGAGAATGCAATTGTTGACGATTGGGCAGAAATTAATAAAGAATCAATTCTATCAGAAACTAACATACCTAAGCTATGACAAACGTAATAAGCCAAACAACCCAAAAGGCCCGCAAAGTTCATAGATGCAACTATTGCAGAATGCCTATCGAAATATGTACAGAATACACCCGTCAGTACAACGAATTTGATGGAGATACATTCACATGGAAAATGCACACGCACTGCGACCAGATAGCTCAAAAGCTGATCAATTTTAAAGAATGTGACGAAGGTGGTGCTACCTCTGATGATTTCTACTGGTCGGTAGTTTATAAGTATGAGGACATAACCGGACTAGTATCCAATGGTAAATCGTTAGCCGAAATGTTGGATGTGGTCAGAAAGGAGTTGGGTGTATGATACAAGCAAACGAACTACGCATCGGTAACTACGTAGCATCAGATCATTTCAAAGACCGCGATGTAATTGTCAAAGTACGGTTAATCGGGCAAGAACAGGCTATTGTTGAGCATCCTTCTGGGCTGTCAGAGCCTATGCTTTATCAAGGTGAAATGAGAGGAATCAAACTGACAGAGGAAATACTATTGAAGTGTGGCTTTAATTACAAAGATGGAGAATATGTAAAAGGATTGTGGAAGCTGGCGGCTGATTACCCAAAAGAAGAAGTTGTCGGCTATGGTCTTTTTATTAAAAGATTAGATTGGACTAGAACAAATGAGAATAGTATCAAATATCTGCATCAATTGCAAAATCTATTCTTTGGAATTACTAGCCATGAATTGGAAATCAAATTTTAATTATATGAAACTATTTTTAGTAAACGCGTTTGACAATGAATATCGCGTAGCAGCCTACACGGCTAAAGAAGCAGAAGAAATAGTAAACAAGAAACTGCTTGAGGAATCCGACGAACAGGATGAGAACATCACCTCTGAGGAAATTTTGGAGGACTTCATGATCAATTATGAAGAGGAAGAATTGCCTTCTATCAGTGCTTATGAGTATATGAAATGCCTTAGAAAGCCTGAAATTTTAACCTGTTCTGAGTGGTAAATGACCCTCACCAAACAACAAAGAGAAGCGCTCCGACTAAAGTATTCGGGGCGCTGCGCTTATTGCGGATGCGAGTTAGGCCAAAGATGGGCCTCTGATCACATTCTTCCCGTCGTTCGCGATTGGGTTAACGGTGGTTGCCAGTACCCTGAGCGAGATTGTTTTGAAAACCTAACCCCTGCCTGCTTGTCTTGCAATACCATAAAAGGCTCATTGAGTCTGGAAAGCTTCCGTAAAACTATTGGCGGATTCATTACCTCACTCAATAGAGACAGCACACAATACAAGTTTGCAAAGCGTTATGGATTAATCCAGGAAAAGCAGGTGGAGGTTAGGTTTTACTTTGAAAGTATTTAGTATATTAGGTTATGGCAAAATTACATTATTCAGCAGATAGTATAGAATCTCAAATTGTTGATTCTGGTAATAAGAAACAGGTAGAGGTTAAACTAACTTTAACGTTTTTATCTGAAGGGGATATGGAAGAATTTATACACCAAAACGGAGCTATTAATCATTATAAGATTGATAAGGCTTTTACCGATTTAATCAATTCGGCTAAAGAAATAGAGTTATAGCCTAGACCAACAATCTAGGCTTATTCTATAAATACGCTACCAAAAAGCGAGTCATTGTCTATATTGTTCAATGCTTCGTCGATCGGCAATATATGAGGCTCTTTGAACGGTATATTGGTCCATCCCTCACAATCCAAAGCAACTAGCCAATCCATAACATTCGGTACCGTGATAGCTTTCCACGTTACATTTTCGCTATCTTCACAATCTGATGGCGCAATAAGGACGTTATAGCCCTTTCGCTGCAGCTCCTTCAATACGCTATGTGTTACTTTTTCGAATCTCATTTAGTTTCTTCCTTTCCTTAACAACCCACCTTACGGCTTCGTTCAGTTCTTCCGGCCACTCCTTTAAACCTTCTTCAAGTATACGTATTCCTGCTTCAATTCCAACACCATCAGCAGCCAATAAAGCTGAATTTTTCATGTGATCAACATATCCAATCGGAGGTTTATTACTTAGTTTCATACTTAACAAATGTACAATTAGATTTGTTTATTTACTAAAAATGTTAGTAATTTTACATCATGAAACCTCTTGAAGTCTATTGCCGCAATCGTGTTATGTATGTCCAAATGACTGTGCATGATAAAAGCATGGGCATGAAAGACTATCATCTTTACAACAAAAACGGTCTTGCTTTTTATGTTTTCAGGAAATCTCAAGGCGTTTGGGAACTAGCGTACGGTAAACTTGCCGACGATATAAAGGAAGCGTGTATAGATGCGCTGATCATTAGATTTGATAACGATGTGCCTGAGCTGTTTTATCACCAAGGCAAGCGCCAAGTAGTCGAAGTTCGCGCGAAGAAATATAGCCTTTGGCATATATACCTCAATAATGCTTATGTAGGAAGTATTCAATATGACACCTTCACTAAGCAGTTCAATTACCACCTTGACGACAATTGCTTATTGACCGATGATCACGTCCAAAAGTATATTGGCATGATCCAGCGCGGAGAACTAAAGTGGATAAAGGATGATATTCGATAATTTTGAAGTCGATGGTGAGCGACAGGTTTTGGAGATTACCTCACTCATGGGCGGCTATTTTCATGTGTACATCAATAGATACTTTATAACAAGTATTTCTTACACCACCGAAGGCTGGCGCGTTCATTTCAACAACAATTCATGGTTATCCCGGGATGAAGCGGATATAATGATTGAGATGATCGAATCAGGGGAAATTCCTACGCTGTAATTAGAATAAAGGCCAAGGGGATATCAATTCCTGGCCTTTCTAAAACAAATCAGTGTTAAACCTAAACTTCTCCTAAAGTTAGTTATCTTTTTTAAAAAAATCAAATAAGAAAAGCCCTAAGCTAGAGCTTAAGGCTTTTGGATAACCTGGAACTTGACGGATTCGCGGTTAGGACTAATATATAATTTTTTTATTTATCAACAAAATAAAAAAGCCTTGAGTGGGGAAACTCAAGGCTAATGTTAAATGTTTAAACTACTTTGAAAAACTATGAATATAACAAAGTTTCACTGCTTTCGTTTTATAATTTTTTATAAAAAAAGGCCGAAGACATGAGCTCCCGACCTTTATTACTACCAAAACAAACTAACTTAACCTCTTAATGAACGTTATTCTGAAAGAAATAGTTCATTTTAATTTAAAAAAAAGGGCAATCTTTCGATTACCCTCTAACTAAGCTATAAACAGATCCTATATAGATCGGAATATACTTTTTAAAAAGCCTAGTCTCTAAACCTAGGCTTTAAATGGCCAGGCCTTAAACCTGACCATAAAATAATCACTAAAACTGAACTAATACATTTTGAACGATCTTCAATAAATATACAAATCCTAAAACGGATTGGTTTGAAAAAAATAAAAAAACCTTGAGTATGGGAGGGATCTCAAGGTCTAATTAGTCTAAAGTTTCAAATATATAAGTTAAACTATGATATGGAGAACCCAACGGAACTGTCCCAAAATATTCCCCCATAAAATTTATTACTATTTAAGGATATATAATCCGGTTCGATTATTATCGAATTGCCTTTGAAGTTCATAACTAAATATTCAACAACTAAACCATTTGGTGGATCAGAAAGTAAGCATAGTGTTAATTTCTTTTTGCTGTCAAAAATTTTTATACGTGGCCCAACAACCTGCATATCCCAATTATCAGAAAATGATTTCCATTCATTATCAACAATTTCTAATGTTAATTTTTCATTTTTATCAAAAAACATCGCAGAAAGCAAAAAAGGTGTATTCTCTTCGACAGGTGGCTTTATTGATATTATAGGATATCCAAAAATTTCCAAAGGAACAGTACATTTTTTTAAAACAGATCCTCCTAAAGTTATTTTCGGATTCTCCGAAGAGTTAAAGTCAAGCCAATCATGTGAAAATCCATCTGAAAGAGGTTTGGGAGTTTTTTTATACTTAAGAACTGTTTCTTTTGAAATTAATCCCTTAGTAACCTTCCCATGACAAGTTGGGCATAATAAGGTCATACATGAAGGGTCATGCTCTTTAGCTTCATGATATTCGGGTATTATATGCTCATATTCAAAAATACCAGTGCCACAAATAACACATCCAAACCCAGAGTCTTGTCTTATTTTTCTTTTTACACTTTCCGGAATAGTCCGCGAAAGCCCATGAATATTATATCCAGACATTTATAAATTGGTTGTTGAATTACTAAGTTATAAAATATAATTTATCTTTCAATTTCCAATATGTGTTAAGGGAAGTAGAATTATTATAACCCAAATCACCACAAATAACAGAATAAGCAGAATCGGGGGAGATTCCTATTGAATAAAAATACCTTGAGTTATAGAAATAGACTTTAAAATACCGTAGAATATGTAATATTGTCGAAATTCATTATATTTGCTATTATGAAAGGTAAACAATTATCGGGGGAAAATAAAAGACCTAAATTAACGAAATGGATATGGATTATTCTGTGTTCAGTGCAATTTATTTTGCTAATAGTTGTAGGGATTAAATCGAATTACTTCAATTATATATTATACAAGTTAGACTTAGTTGAAGATTACAAACGTGAAGATCATTGGGCAAAAATTGGATGGACTAATACTTTATCTAAATTAAATTTAGAATCTGATGCCGTATTTTTCGGAAACAGTATTACTCGAGGATCTTCATTTCACGAAGAATTTAAGGATAAGAAAATAGTTAATCTAGGTTATTCAGGTGATGATATCCAAGGTATGTTAACGAGAGTGGAACAAGTTCGATGTGTCAAGCCGAAAAAGGTGTTTTTAATGGCAGGGATAAATGGTATTAACTCGATAAGTGAAAAAAGATTCAGAATTAAATATACGGCACTTGTGGACAGTATGTTAACAGTCGTATCTCCGAACCATTTATATGTTCAATCAATATTGCCAGTAAATAAAAAATATAAGGTAGACAACCAGCTTATTATAAAAAGAAACGAAATAATAAAAGAAATAGCGTTATCTAAAAATTGTACTTACCTAGATATTCATTCATCATATTTTAAAGATGGGGAATTGCCTGAACAATTAACGAAAGATGGCATTCATCTTCATCCCGAATCTTACAAAGCGTGGGGTGAAATTATAAAGCCATACATCTATATGTAGCTAAAATTATTTCCAAAACAGGAACGTAAATTAAGTTCCTGTTTTGGACAAAGATGCCTTTACAGTTATTTTTTAATAATTCTTATCCACAAAATAAGGCCACAAATAAGTATCAGTGATCCGATAGCCCAGCCAATCCAATTTGAAAATATTCCTGTAGAGCTTGGCCGCTTATCAATATCTTTAGTTTCAATCTGCTTCTTATCCGAACTATCTTTCTTCGCCGCCACACTGATATTCTGGTGCAGATTTTCACGAATATCTCTTAGTATTTCTCGAGCTTGATCTGTCTTACGCTTGGTAAAAGAAACAATGCTATCTGCTTTAAACGTTACCGAGCCGTCAGGAGCAACTTTGACATCACTCCCGGGCGTCGGATAAACCAACACTTTATCGTCACTTTCTGTCGTAGCGTTGAACGTTTCTTTCGTCTTATCTACTTTGCCTTCTGTAGTTTCCGTGGACACCTTTACATCACTGGAAACTGAGACAGCATTCAATTGTTTGTTAACCTTAGTTGTTTTGCGGAATAGCCCGCACCCTGAAAATAAGATGCAGACTACTGTTATTAAAAATATCCTCATACCTATTGCATTTTGTTTGATAGATCCGTTAATTTTCCGGCTAAGCTATCCAGCTTTGGCACAAGTTCTTCAAGAGGTTTAGCGATGTTCGCCTTTACCTCAACCCTTGGCCTAGCATCCGAATATGTAGCACCAATCATTAGTATTAAAATGAACCATTTCATCGCTTACCTCCTTTTTTAACTTTTTGCAGCTGAGCCACACTATCAACTTTTACAGCAGCGCTATCCACTTTGGTAGCTGCTTGATTTACTTTTTCGACAGCCGGCTCTACTCTATTCTTGACTTCTTCAAGCATTTGCTTATATAAGCGATCCTGTATTTCGATCATTTTGTCATTCTGCTTTTGATCCCTTTCCCTGGAATCTTTATTGACATCAATAATCAAGTAAAATACTGCCCAGAATACTGATACCACAATAAATAGAGCATAAGTCACTGGATGCCGTACTATTTGCATAAATGTCGGCTGTTGCTGCCCTTTCCTTTCCTCTGCCATTATTTTAAATATTGAGTAGATACCCATCCTTTTAACCCATTCGCTGAAACTTCTGACCAAGTGGCAGATCTCGAAATAACATTTACCAAAGTGCCTTTTTTCAAAACAGAGATAATGGAATGATTTGTTCCTGGTCCCGACCTTAAATTAAGGTCGCTTGTAGTTGTCTTTTTCGCCAAATACATTGTACCGAAAACCTCTCTCCGCACTCTCTCCATCGGAAACTTTGGCCCCGGATCATCCTTGCGACCACGCGGCATTGCTACTTCTTCATGTCCTAGAACATCGGTAATCGATGGATATGCTTTCACCAAGGCCTTGCAGACTTCAATACATTTTTGAATCTGAACTTCTGTCCAATCTTGATACACCCCCTTGACCATGCCCATATTTTCCTGCTCAATTCCGATTGCATAGCGATTGAGATCGGTAAATCCATTCCATTCGCTTCGACCGGCGTGCCAGGTGATCTGGTTGAACTTTGCCATTTGAGTGACCTTACCATCACGGGTAATGTGAAGATCCGCACTCACACCTGAAGCTTTTTGTGTTAGCCAATTCACGGCCGATGTAGAGTTACTGGCAGCATCGAAGTGAAGAAGGATAAAACGAATATCCTTTGTACCTGAACTAACGTTTGGCGATTTACGGAACTCTACCTGAGTCCCGTCGTTATTGTATAGTATGTTGTTTTTTACTTGCATGATTTTAGAAATTAGCCATGAAACTGTCCATCACATCACCCAAAGCTGTCAATTCTGTAGAAGTCAAATATTCCCCCATGAATATACAACCAATTGGGGCCTGAACTATTCCATAATTAGTAGCAATTGATAACCCTCCTATAATGGGACTAGCCGATTCATTAGTAGAAAATGCAAAATCACCTGTACCTACAGTTTTAGATAGTAAACAAAGAGTTTTAACTAATGATGAGTTAGTACTAACTGCAACAAATCCAACAGATTTAAGTTCTCCATTTATTGTGATTCGCGGCGTGCCTAAAGTTAATCCTCCACTAGCGCCTGCATTTAAAACAGCTCTCCCTGCTGAGCGGCCAGGATTTGTTCCAGCGCTACTCTCAACGTTTACTGTGTTAAAAGATAAGCTTGCACTTAGTGTGCCCGAATTCGAATCAATAGGTGCACTATTGTAAACTCCAATAGACCCGTTCGATCTATTAAAGCCTGGCATCCTAAACCCTAGCGACAAACGAACTCCTTTCGACTCAAAAGTTGATGCAGAAGGGTATGTTATAGTGCTTGTACCTTTGATACTCTTTCCTCCATCCGAACTACCTAATATTGGCAAGTAAAGAGATGTGATCTTATAAAAGACTTGTTGCGCCTTCAGCTGAACAAATAAAGTGTTTATCTTTCTTTTCCGCTCATCTGATATAGTTCCAGTTAGAGAATCAACGAAAGTTTTGGCGTCAGCATCCCAAATAATAGGTACTTCTATTTGGCCAATATTGTTAGCAGAAAAATCTGCATTTTTTAATACTATGATCATGATTGAAAATTTATACGTTAATAATTAATTGTCTCCTGAAATATTTCCTATTTCCGATGTCGTGCTCACAATACCTTCCTGCATAATTTCAGGAAAGTCAATAAGAACCTGCGATGCAAGGGCTTTTGCTCCCAAATCAGTTGGGTGAACAAGGTCACTATAAAGCATACCTGAATACCAATTCCCATTGGAATCAGCGCCAACGGCTTTATAGAAATCTACATATCTATATCCTGAATCTCTGACTGTCTGAGAAATTAGTTCTTTGCTTCTTCCGGGAACTGTTGGGATGGTGGATAAAATAAGTTGTATGTCTTTCGCTATGCATATCCCTTTTAATTCGGTAAGAGCTGCCTGATAATTTGCATCCGAATCATTCATACCCAAGCACCAAAACAAGTACTTTGGTATGCCATATTTTAAAGATTTCTTAAAATCATTGAGTGCACCCAAGCTTGATTGTCCTGCCAATCCATTGAGGTAAAAGTTGAAAAAACCAAAGCCCCTCATAATTCCAGGCCATCTATTTGCAGCAATTCCCCCATAACTATCTGTAAAAACCCAAATGGGCTTTTTAAAATCTTTGTTTGATAGGTTCATTTTTACGTTAGTAAGAGTTACGTTTGTTGCCATCAAGAAAGGATCGTAATTAGTCTCATAACCCCAATCTAAAGTCAATTTGGAGTTACCATTTTTACTTGTAAGTATCAGCAAACCTTTACCCGAATCATCAACGTATAGAGATATGCTTAAAAAGGATTCAATAACTAAATTATGAGCTATAGGTGATTCCGATGTTTCAGAAGACTCATATTTTTTAGGTATTACAGATGAGGCATTTATCTCAATATATCGACCACGATAGGTTTGTTTACCAAAACCTATCGTAATGCTTGCAGAACCTAAATTTGTTAAATTACAGAAAGCAGAAATGATCGTACCTTTTTTCGAGTGCCTAGTGAAATCTGTAATTGTAATGGTGCTATTGTCCAAAGCGCCAATTTTATTTAATGATGATTGATTCTGCCCTACGATTTTACCAATAAAGTCTACCTTTCCTTTTTCCGCTAAAAATATAACGTTACCATTATTATCTGCTATGGCAAATTTCTCATCATCTATTGCAAGCAAACCTCTATTCTCAAATTCAGGAGGAATGCTTTCTTCGGAAAATTTACCGTTGTAATTGACTGTTCCATCAGCTTTCACCTCAAATGCTACATTACCTTCAAAATCGGTCAAAGTGAATGAATCATTATCCTCGTCAGCCAATGCACCTACATTCTCAAATAACTGATTTGGCAAATCCTCGGTGTCTAATTTTTTTAATTCTAAATTACGTCCCTGCTTTGCGGATAGTGCATCTTGTGAGGAGTCCGTAGTGAGATTGTCAATTACATCTTGCTTTGGCATCGGAATGCTACTTCCTAAGCTCCACACCTTGGTGGTACCGTCCCACCAGTTAGTATTATCGAAATCTTCTGGGGCTTCCCATGGTGTTCCAGTTGCAACAGGAGGTTCGGCAGATGTACCATTAACAAACCAGCCTTTAACCTTCTCCATTTTTCTGTTCTGACCTGTAGGTCCAGGGCGCAGGATAGTCGGAGCGGATGAGCTAGCACCACCAGCAACTGCTTTCACAGCTTCACCGTTAATGACGATGAATTCATTTAGCTTTTCCTTTTCGATTTTCATTACAGGTTCATTCTTTCTGCCTGCCATGAAAAACTCAAAGTCAGCAATATTCTCAACCTTTTCAGCCCCATCCGGCCAAAGGACTACTTTTCCCTCTTCTTCTGCCATCTCTATATTATTTAGTTGCTCATTATTCTATTAAAATGGGTTGGTTTGACTTGTATTTTGAACAAAGTCGACCACCAAACCATTGATATAATTAAAGTGATAATACACTGTCGTAGATGCTGTATTAGCTAGGGTAATTTTCCCCGTGAAGCCTTTTTTACCTTGTACTTTTATATCTCCGTTGACAATATTTAGAGCAATTGCTTCAATGGATTTATTGTCAACATCGATCATTAATCCAGTACCTGTAGTTTGCGATCTTCCGTCCCTTAGATAACATAAGACTCCATAATACGGAGATGCAGCACTATAAGCCCGGCCGATAGAAAAAACTTCTAATTGGTCGCCTGAGACTGATCTTATACCCGAAACGGTATTATCGGTTCTATCTCCATTAAGGAAATTTGATTCAATAAGAAAATTCCCTATGTTTCCTTTAAAAGCTTTCATGCTGCCATCATCGAGAACTTGAAAGGGAGCATCATATCTACCCTCTTCTGTGGCCCCTGCCCAGAATCGTTGAGACTGATCGCCGAAGTCAGCCAATCCCGATATACCAGCATTTACAAAGCCATCGCTTCCCACGGTCACTACTTGCGCAAAAAGCCGATTGACATTGATCATGTATGCCGATAGAACATCGGTTTCAATTTGCCCTCCACTGATAAGCGTAAAGCCTTTAGTCGGATGAAATGATCGCTCACCATCTAGCACTGTAGTCAGGTACCCAAAATTGAAATGCCAATATCCTGGAACGCTATCGGTAGGAATCTGCTCAGTTGACAAAACCCATTCACCGGTTAGTGCTGTTTTGCTACATTTGGCAGCCAAGTAATAACCTTGTGTTGGCGTCAATCCCGATTCTGAGAAAGCAGTAAGATTCCAGATATTCCCAAGTCCTTCAATTTTGAACACCTTATGGATCAATCGGCCGGCTGACATAGCGAAGCTATTCGGATCACCACCCGCATTCGTAGTCATCAAAACTCCATCCAAATCATAGTACATGGATTCAGTGCCGAACCAACCTGCGATTGCCTGCATCATAGCCTGCTCAAGGTTCCCGTCAGGATCAAGTACTTTCGAACGGAATTCTGTTAATGCTTGGACATTCCTACGATCACGTTCCCAAGATTGCTTGTTGTATTGTGTAACGACTTCTTTTTGTTCCTTGATGTCGTTTTGGATCTTCTCTAGAAAGGTATAAGTCACCTCGTTCCCGATCACTGCATCGAAGGACATTCCATTTTCTATGACATCGGGATATATAGCTGGATAACTAACCTCTGTAATGCGTATCTCTGCATCAATACCTTTTTCAGCATCTTTCAGCCGAATGATATCCCCGGCATCTAGATTAGTATTCAGCCGTGCCAAATGGATAAAGTCCACTTCAAGTTCATACACCACGCGCGGAACGCTATTGCTGTCCAGATATTCCTGTCTTTTGGTGGTCAATTCCGCTGCTGCAGCATCGATATATGATTGTGGCATACGTATGCCAATCAGAGTATATTTATCGCCTACCTGAGCATGTACAGCTTCTGTAGGGAAAAAATTACCGTTGCCTTCATCATTTGCCTTGAAACGTATTGTCTTGGTTGTATTGTTGTAGCTTGTGATCTCGAATTGATTACCTTCCAAGTAACCCGATTTGAAAACAATGTATGGCGTTTCACCTTCGACCTTTTGTCCGTTTAGATCAAAATCAACAGATGTATCCTTTATTGAAAATAGTTTTTTGTCTATTTGTGCAAACTTCTGTTACTGTACCTGTTCTTCGCGGATAAATCTCTTCGTCGATAAATTCACCTTCACGGATGCCGTAGATGTCGGTGTTTTTCTCAACGTAACCAGGAATAGTGAAATAGTTGAACATTCCCTGTGGCAAATTCTTATCACCACCGCGAGCGTATGCCCGGGTAACGATCTTTTTATCCTGCAAGCTTTTACGGGTAAGGCTGTATAATCCTTTACCCTTGCCATATTCAAAAGTCAAAGCGCGCGGAGTGCCCACGGTTTTCTTCAACGATATCACCTTGCCTTTGATTCCCCATTCTGCTTTCATAGCTTGCGCAACCATGGTAAGAGCATCTAAGATATAGGTACTATCGAACTCAACAGTGACACTACCGAGATCTTCAAATTCGCCGACGGACCAACCGGATGATTTACTATTAGCGCAATCAACGAATAGATGAAGCCATTCTTCGGCGGTGCCGGAAAAGGAAAACTTGCGCGCTCCAAGGTGGTCCAAAAACAAATTGGTCAAAGTATGCCGTGATCCCTCAAACACAAAATCAAATGACGAAACAAAGCGACTCATTTTCTTGAAGTCCTCAACCTGATTCAAAGTATATTCTTCGCCTTTGTACGTGAAAGTATCACCTACGCGTAACCCCAATGACGCAACATTACCAAGACTAAAGGAAAGTCCGTGCTCAGCCATTACCTTATTGCTGTATTTGGCAGCATTCAAGGGAAGCTTTATCGTATCTACTCCGTTTCTCTTTACCTGGACTTCCATTAGAATAATTGTTTTTGTTGTTCGAACTGGATAGGCTTATCCGGATATGACAAAATCAACCCGTTAACATCTGCCAAATAATAATCGACTCCAACAGGTGCGAAATTATTTTCAAGTACTAGCGTGAAAGCTGAATAAATAAAACCTCGGTGCTCCCTTGGATTGAGGATATTAAAATCAGGAGAGCTAACATATCTCAAAGCATAAGAACGACCTAACGCGTCAACCCTTAAATTAAATCCTTCGGGTTTAGACAGGATTGTTAATAGTGCTTCTCGTTTATTCTGTAGATCAGTTAAGCTAGTGCACTTGAAATAGCATTTAATATTGTATTGAAGTGCCTGAAAATATGTTGGTGATGTCGTATCATAGTCTTTCCCGTGCTCATCTGCCCAATCATGAAAAGCGCGTTCTTTGGGTGCTGGGATTTTTAATAACTCACTCCACGTACCTCGTTGAAAATGTAAAGCAAACTCTGTAGCAGTATTTTTATTTTCTAAATCAAACGCCATTACCATCTCCCTCCTAAATTTTTATTCATCGTCTGCAATTCCGTTACAGCACTATCCAGCCTTTTTACAGTTTCTGCAGTGTTAGTTTGAATTGCATTTAAAGCAGCCATTTTATTTCTTGAAATTTCAAGAGTTTGAATCAGTAAATTGGTTCGTTTTTGTCCATCCTCTGCCATTCTCTTAGTGATATCGAATGTTGATCGATACAAACCAGTCAACTCGCTTGCTGTCGCTTCGGTCAATTCTTTTTGTATAGAACTTTTCAAACCAGATGACCCGGTTTCACCCTCAAATCCGATAAGATCCATTATTTCTTTGTACCGTTTATTCCCAGCTTCTGCAATAGCCTGATATTGGGCCTTTAGTGTTTCAGATTCTTGCTTGGTAAGATCACCATCCTCTAAAGATTCTGTCACCTTCTTATACCATTCATTGATACTATCGGTCATCTTTCCATCTTGGACTAAACGCATTACAGCTTTCTGCATGTGTTTATAGAATGAATCCGAGATGTTACCAAATGTTAAGTCCGCCTGATTGAAAAGGTCCTCAAATTCTCCTTTAATGTCATCAAGAGAAATTCCTGACAGCGATTCTTGGATAGCATCTTTCAAATCTTGTACTTGCCCCTTAGCGTCGATCATACTTTGTCCATATGCACGTACTTCATCGGGTAGTTTTGCCCATATTTCAGGTTGTCTCAGAAGAAGTTCTTCCCATTCCTGAGTAGACATATTCAATAGTTTTTGACGACTCAACACGTCCCCAAGCTCCTTATCGTAATTATACCAGTTGGAATGTTTAAACAAACTTGCGCCTTGAGAAAACCACGCTTCGAGGCTTTTCCTATTAGCAATAAGTTTAGAGTTAACTAGGTCTAAGGCATCTTTGTATGCCTCCATCGCACTTTTCCCAGACTTTTGTTCAAACAATTCTTTTTGCTTTTCTATAAGAGTGTCGAACGTTTTGGATAAAGTCTCGTAATATTCCTGTTCTTTTTTTAAGGCTTCATTACGCTTTTTTGCCCCGCCATCAAGAATGGAAAAAAGAGCTTGTACTACTGCTAGAGCTGCAGATATTGCAGCTAATATAATAGAAGCTGTTTCGGCTTTTTTTATCGCTTTAGCCATCCCGTCAGCAGCTGTTGCGAGAGTACCAAGGGTTAAAAGTGATGCTGTTGCAGTATCTCCTAAAAGGTCTTTTAATACAGTACTTGAATTTACTGCATCATTTATAAACTGAAAACTCTTTGCTGACGAATCTGCGAGGTTACTCCAATGTTGCTTGATCTGCTTCGAACTCTGTCCACTTTCCTCTGACGCGCCCTTAAAAATACCGCTAATAGCTATTCCGAAAGCAGCGAACGGATTTTTCTCTATAAGTTCGTTTTGTGCTCCTTTAAGTTCTTTTTTAATCCTAGCCAAATCTATTGGATCAAATTTTCCTTTGAGTTTATCGAAGTTCTTTTCAATAATTTCAATTAGATTACCTATTTCTTTAGCACCCATTTCATCCATACCAAGGAAAAGTTTCTCCCATTCAATTGACCCGGTAAGCTCTTCGGTAGCTAACTTCGAAACTTGGAGATCTCGATCTTTGTTTAGAACTTTTTCGCGTTCAGGGCTTAATTCCCCTTTATCCCGAAGTTCTTTCATTTTTTTCTGATGATCTTTTTCGACTTCAAGTATCTTATCATTAAGGGATTTTGCCGCCTGTAATGCCTCTGTATATTGAGCTGTATCGTACTCTTGCTGACGTTTACCATTGTCTTTTATAATCTCGAAAAGCTTGTCCAAACGATCTTTTTCAAGCGCATTGAGCCCAACTGTTTTTTGCTTTGCCAATAGGCCAGCATATTCCCCTGCTATTTTTTGAAATGTATCCTTATATTGCCCCAATTGATCTGTCGCGACCTTATAACCATACTCCCTTTTAAGCTCCTCATATTTGACATAGTTGTCGTAATCTTTTTGGTATGCATTTAGCTTTTTATCGGTTTGCTGCTTATAAACAATATCCGACACCTCGTTATCCCTCACACCAAGTATCTCAGTAACCTGCTCTTTGGTGATCTTTCTAGTATTTTTCGGGTTGCGATTGTATTTGTCAATTTCCTCGATGAGGGTCTTATATTTATCTTTTACCGATTGGATCTCCTGTTGATCCCTTGACAACTGGGTAGTTAAATAGGCATCTTTTGCTTTCGTAATATCACCTAAAATGGAAATATATCGTTCTGCGGCTTGAAATTCTTTATTGGCTGCACCTTTGTTTCCGCCGATTGAATATTGTTGCTCAACTTTAGCTAATTCCTCCAACTTCGACTTATACTTTGCTATATCCTTGTTCCCAGGAGCTAAAGCCTCCATTTTTTCAGTCAAAGCTTTCTTCAAAGCATCTAAATCAGCTTTAGATTGAGCAGATTTCATTAAAGCATTGAAATTGGTCAATGGATTAGCTAATAAATCAACAGGCGGCGCACCGTCAACAGTCTTCTGAACTCCAGTGATAAATGTTTTGAATTCATTACCAAACTCTTTCTGAAGAGCATTCATTTGTTGTTTGATGTTGTCCTTTTGCTGTCCTACTATAAAATCATCTCCTCTTTTATCCCCAAAGCCCCAAAAAGATTTAGCTGCATCAGCGCCATTTACACCAAAAGCATTTTGTAGAGCACGTCCAGTTCTTTCCCATACGCCTACTCCATCAATACCTTTTCTATTTATAACATCTAATTGCTCGGCTAAAGCATTGAATTCGTCAAACGCCTTTCGTGCGGAAGCGGCTCGGCCTATACTTTGTACGTAGGTATCAAGCGCTGCAGTTGCTTTTCCTATTGCTATTTCTTCTTGTGAAAAAGCGGATAACACTCCTTTTGTTTGCGCCTGCAACTTATCATACGCGGCCTTTCGTTGTTCAGCAGTGGCATTATGATCCTTGATAACATCAACTAATTGTTGGACGCTTCGCTTTTCTTGGTCAGCTTTATTTATACCGGCCTCTTGTGCTTTTACAAGTTTCTCTTGTGCCGCACTAGTGGCATCAGTAACCTGTGTAAGAGCATAAATTGCAGAAGACAAAGTAACTATTGCGGCTGTCATCACGATTGCTGGGTTCGCTAGCATTACAGCATTTAAAACTGTCATAGCTTTCGTCTTCAACACAATCGCACCATAATGGAGCATTTCGGCTGCCGTCATTCCTACCGCTCGCGCAGCATTTAACTGTTGTAAAGCAGCTGTCAAAATTAAAGCTGTTCTGTAGGCTCCGTAAACTGCTATTAAACCAGTGATCGTATCAATTACTGTTTCGTAGTTTTCTACAAGTAAATTGATACCATTAATAACTTGTGCTATTGTACCCTCGGACTTTTTGCCCATTTCATTAAACATGACATCTATGGCATCGCCCAATCGTTCTAAGTTTCCTTGAATGGTTTTTGACTGGGCATCCATTAGTCCCCCGAACATCGACCCGGCAGCAGTCATGTTTTTAAAAGCCGTTTCCACCTCTTTGAAACCTACTTTTCCAGCACTTACAAGATCATTAACCTGGTTCTTATTAACTCCTAATACTTTCGCTAGTTCTTGGTAAATAGGAATACCACGGCCAGCAAATTGACGTATATCAACTGCATACGCACGACCTTGAGTTCTTAAGGTGCCATATAGATAAACCAAATCTCCGATAGGTTGGCTTGTTCCAGCTGCGACATCACCTAGCATTCTAAGTTCATTTGTTACGGTCTCTGCTGATGATCCATATGCCATAAGTTGCTTAGCGGCATTTGCTGCCTCTTTCATACCAAACGGAGTGGTGCCAGCAAATGTAATAAGCTCTTGGGTGAGCTTATCTGCTTTCTCCTTACTTCCAAGCATTGTGGTGAAGGCAATTTCTAGTTGCTGGAATTCGGATCTTACCTGGATTAGTTTCTGTATAAATCCTTCAGCAGCATTTAACGACAAAAAACCTCCTGCAACTTTAGCAAGTCGGCCAAACATATCCTCAATGTCCCTACCTCGGTTATTAACATTCCGAGCGAGATCGTTGACACGTTGCTCAATACGGCGTATAGTTGCCATAAATTGCGTATCATTGATCACTGCGTCCCAATCCAGTCTCATTCTTTGTTTTTCAAATTATGTGAATTATGTTAAAATCACATAAACAAAAGAATAGATAAATAAAAGGATAACTTAGAAATAATTAAGTAATGTTATTGATATTACATAGTTATCAAATAAAAAAGCTCCTGTCGGAGCTTAAATTTTAATTTTACTATTTTTAAAGAGTTTCTTAGAAATATTAGTAAAGATTACTATCAAATCAAATCTTCCCATATATCTATAAAACCACATCCCACTGCAAAAGTTCTTAAACCAGTTAACACTTTTGCAGATCTAGGTGATGATTCTTCAAAAATAGCAGTTACAAAAAACAATCTATAATTTTCATGTCCTGCCATTTTTGCATTCCAATAGTCATAAATACTTTTAATCAACAACTCATCAGGAATTTTTATGTTGTATGTAAAAAGAAAAGCATCACATGTCTTGTGTTTTTTTATTGACTCAATCAGTTTATTAAGTTCTCCTTTTTCACCTAGAATTGTTGATTCATCAATTTCCCATTCGGCACAAAGTACTATTCGCCCGTCAATCTCCCTCATCAAACCATCATGCCTGTTTTCTGACTCAAAGTCACATTTGCAATTTAATAACTGACAAGTTTTAAAAAACACATTGGCACAAGTTCTGGTAAGATTTGATCTGCTGACAACTTTTTCGCTATAAATATCATATAAATCTTTCATGAAATATAAGTTGAATATTTCAACCATTATTTCTGTTGAGTATTTAATAGGTATTTCAGTGTCAGCAAATGTGCTACAATATTTAAAAATAGAAGCTGTTTCAGACGTTACAGTAATTTTCTGATCATTTACTACCAAATCTTCTTTTTCCATATAATTTTTATTTAACGCGAGTGTACGTTAATTCACTCATTACAAGAGTGTTACCTTTAAGGGATATTGTTTCGACTTCTATATCTCCTTTTTTACGATCCGTTTTTGGTGTTTCTTCAATAAATACAACAGTTAATTTACTACCTTCAATAAAATATGAATAGGTTTGCACACTAGTTGTTTTCCCGTTTTCTTTTACTGTAAAAACTAACGATTTATCGGAGCCAAAAACTGCAGTCATCTGTTCAGTGTCTTCTTTGGTTGACCAGGTACCAATAATGCTTGTTTCGTTTTGTACTTCACTATCATCACTCTTGCTACAACTTACAAAACCGCTTACAGTAGTGCATGCTAAAAATGCTATTAATAAATACTTTTTCATCTTCATAATTTATATTTTCTCCAAAGATATGAAAATTAATAATTACCGAGTATTACTGTATACCGTAAAAAAAAGACCTCAACAATGTGAAGTCTTTATAATATTCTACTGATAAATTCGTCTTCTTCTTCCTGGGTTTCTACTTCATTATTTTCTTTCGTATCTGTTTCAGGAATTGCCATTAGTTCCATATACATGTTATCCCATGAAAGTTCCCAAAGAACATACTCTCGGGATTCTCGGTAATATTTCCTGTAGTTGTGAATTCTTCGCCATGGGCTATTATCTCCCGGGCTTTTAGGCTCATCTTTTTCTATTGGTTCTCCGCTCGAATCAACTTCGCCGCCCCCGACACCAGGATGATAGATTTGAAGAAATTTTCAACATCAATAGAACCGATAGACTTTTCGAGAATAATTGCAAACTGTTCATCATCCAGCCATTTTACAGCTTCTAACAACTCTTTTGATGGCTCGTTACGATCATTTTGAAGTGCTACAGCAACACAATAGTTCAAATTGGACTGTTGCTCAATGGTCAACTGGAAAAGTCTTTTAAGGATGTAGGTATCATCTTGAATGAATTCAGGGAAGTCGTACAACCTTGGAGCGATGCGCTCTTTATTGCCGTTTCTGATCTTCTTAAGCTGGAAAACAAGACACTTTTTCTTTAACCCAATTCTTTGAAGTAATTTTTCGAACCAATTTTTCGGCAAAACCGGAATAACTATTTCGTTGGGTTTGTCGATCAGTGTTTCAATTGCTTTTACTTTTGTTTCTTCCATATAGATTTAAATAAAACGGCTAGACAATGCTAGCCGTTGTTATTATGTTATTCGCTATTAAGCTGCAGCATCAATTTTTTTGATTGTCCCTAATCCTGCCTTAGTCGGTTTCAATGGGGTACCAGTAATGATAACCTTACCATACTGCGCTTTCATGAAATCAAACTGAGGTTTAATTCTAACTTTCATACGAGGAATCTCGAACTTAGCGCCGTTACGGGTTTCGATACTTACCGACAATTCAATTGCCTCTGGCACGTCAATTTCGATACTGTCACCGGCACCACCAGTTCCAGCGGTAAATTCGCCACCACCAAGTTCACTTAACGCTTTTGCGGAAACATTATATGATTCCAACTGGAAGGCCCATTTAGCCGGAGCAGTGTCCACTTCATCAAATGCTTCGTCGTATTCCTCTACCTCTAAGGTTTCGGTTGTCCCCTCGTTTAAAACTAAAGAGGCAGATCCTTTTACAGTATCGCCGAGAATCTCAGTTAATGTTGTACCCATGCCGCCATCTTCGGCAATCGCTCCCATCAGTACTACTTTGAGGCCTAGTACATTTTTCTTTCTAGCCATATTCGTTTCTTTTTAAATTATCTTATTGTTGTGAACTCAATTTTAAAACTTGCGTAGTGCATGTCTCCATCTTCCTCAACCGTATCGGACTCAACTTCAAAGCACACGTCTTGATTAAGCCATAGCTCGCCGTCATCGCCTTCAAGGACATTTTGGGCTAACCTTGACAGATACTTTAGTCTCGCGCTGTCCCTCATATTCTTGCCGTTTCCAATGTCAGGAACTTTGAGAGGATCGAGGTTTTTAACGTAGATGTTAAGGTATAAGTAACCACTTTGAACAGGATTACGATTAAGCCCCAAAGAGTTGATTACAACGTCCTCTAACTTCGAATCCTCTATTCTATCACCTTTGCACAATCGGCCGTTAGGCTTCTTTGCGTCAGTAAAAAGTTCTGACCCTTTCAGGTACAGATATAGGATATCTACCGCTTCGCTATCTGTAATCATTCTTCAATTTGTCTATTGCTTTCCTTAACATCTCCTCTACAATCAAAGAAGATCCTGAAATAACATCTTTACCCTTGCTCTCCACTTTAGTAGCGTAATCCATCCCGGCAACAGCTAGTAAAGCATAACCATCCGTGTACCGACCTTTCATCTCTCCTATCAGGCGCTTTGCCTGACTCTTCCCTTCAGCTGTACCATTGCTGGCATAATTGCTATCCATGATCTTTCCCCGGTAGATAACTGCGTAGGCTATGGAGCTTCTGAGGTTTCCCGTTTGGTCATTAAATCCGCCATCACTTGCGCGCTTTCCTCTTGCCAACTTCACGAACTCTTTGCCGGCTTTGCTCAATTCCTTAACGACCACACGGTGAAACTTCATTTTCTCTAACTCAAGGTATTGCTGAACCTGCTTTTTGGTAAATAATGCTTTCATGCCTAAACCCAGATTCTACAATGCGTTTGAAATTCAAAAGGCATTATCACCGATCCTGTCAACACAACCTTATCACCTTTCAATATTTCAACCTCCAAACCCTTTTTTAAACTATCAGGCATCTTATCAAGGAATATTTCATAACTGTACACGAAATCTTGTCCTTGGTGATTTGGAACGGTACGGCCAGCGGTATTTACGTCGGCACGGCATTTAAGTGTTACGATAGTCTCGACCTCTTCTCCTGGAATCCAGTCCCCAAACTCATCACGATAGCCACCGCTAACAACAACCTCCTTATACCGAAGAAAATGAGCCCTTTTCCTTACCATTTCCTGATTCGCTTAATAGTCGGAGTCAACTCCGCAAGTATTTCTTTATTCCCGTATTTTCGAGCTAAAAGAAGAAGCCTTTGTTTTATTCCCTCACGATCACGTCCCTCAGACCATGCTCCTTCACTTTGGGAGGTTACAGTAAGCAGGGATTGAAGACAGGGAATTGCACACTTTTCTAGCTCAGCAAGATCACCTGTGTATTCATCGCTACCGTTTATCTTTGAGGCAAGTAGGTACAGTTGGGCGGTGCTTTCATCTACCGACCCAACCTGTACTACATTCAAAAACGCTTCTTCTTTAGTCATTATACAGTTT